GCTTGAACCAAGGGTCAGTCTCATAGTTTTGCTTATCGACCGGGCCACCCTTACCAGTCTTAAATTGATTCTTCCAGTCGGGATCCGCAAAGTTAAGCATTGCGGTCACTTCGGAAAGCGATTCGGACGAGAAACCCGGAATGTTCATCAGTTGTTACCGTAATTGTCTTTGATGAACTGCTCTTGGGCTTTGATTCTCTCGTCGTACATTTTCATAACATTGGCGATCGTCTCTTCGCCTGACCGGCTACCGAATTTCTTCTTATAGTCGGCTGCTTCCTTTTTCAAATCGTTCAGGTTGTCAATCGCCATGTTACGGGGTGACGTCCCGATTAGCTTACCGCCAGGACGTCTTACGTCTTCCTCGTGCTTTCTTTTTGGTGTTTCTGCTGGTCCTTCGGCAGTGTGACTCTTTCGTGAACTATCGAGGATCTTCTCCCCCTTTGGAATCAACTTCGAAAGCTGATCGATTGCTTCCATTTCATCGGAGCTGACCTCGGTTCCCTTGCGGCACTTGCCACTTGTGCCGTAACGAGAACCGTTTGGGCGCTCGCAGGTTGTGAAGTCAAAGGTATCATCGAGCATAGCTGCGACTTCAATCGCAACGTCCTCGGAATAGCCCATCGACATCAATCTTTCGGCGTGGTCGGAGGTCTTGCCTTTCTTTGATTTGCCGGCCATTGAAAGTGCAATCGCAATCGCTTGGTCTTGGGACTTGACAACTTTTCCTTCTTTGCCGCCTTTCCCACGACCACTGTGCAGAGGTTTCGGGTCGTGGTGCTTCCAACGGTGCATTACTTGACCGACTTCATCTTTATGGGCGGACATCGGGTGTCCCGGAGGAAGCTCTTTCGACATAACCGTTAATCTAGATGCTCACTTTTACCCTCTGCATACTGAATATAGTCACGAAGTTGAGTCAGCTGGTGAGCCAACTTCGCCATAACGACTAAAGACTCGGAAAGGAAATCTTCTAGCTCTGAACGGCTCAACTCGTGAAGCCGTTTCTTTACCGAAAGAACGCGAAACTCTGACTCAAGGGGGAGGGGATTAATCTCGAAACTCTTCTCGGAATCCATGTGCGATTGCCTGCAGTTCATAGAATTTTTCCGAAGCATACTCCCTCTCTTCCTCGCTCATGTCCTCGCCTTCCACGTATTTCAGAAGCATCACCATCTCTGCGTCACTCAGCCCCCGAATCTCGCCAATGAGGTGTGGACTTAGCAATGTTGCTTTATGCTCTTCAAAGTTGTAAACAAACTCTGGTGTGCTCCAGTCTTCGGGTGAGCTATCGTACGAGACATGGTAGTTGTTCTCGGACATCTCACAGCTAAGAACTTTTGCCTCGTCAAGACCCAGAATATCAGCAATTTCCTTGTAGGACTTGCCCTCTTTCACGAGTGCGGAGATTTTGTTCCGGTAGTTGGCAATCCAGCGCGGAGTTCTAACCATTCGAGAATAGTCTCGAAGAGCATGCTGTATGTAACCGCGAGCGGTATTCCAGGCGTAAGTGCTGTATTTTACGTTCATCTCGGGTTTATACCGAGTTGCAGCAACGCAAAGGGCAAATTTAGCAACGGACTCGAGGTCCTCTCGAGTGAGAGAACCCGTGTGTCCGCCCGTCAAACATTTGGCACCGTATGCCAACCTCCCCGCGATCCACGTATGTTCTGATACAAGTTTCTGTTGTTCGGGTGTTAATCTGGGGTATTTTTTGTTGCGACGGCGAGTCATTTTAGGCCTCGCAAGCAGTGCATTCGGCATAGTTCTTGGTTTCGGTGTCAGTTTGTTGCGGAATCTGAGAAGTCTGGGCATACTGAACAAAGTCAGTATAGCCGCCGATGTGCTTTTTGTAAAGCCACAGCTGAGGAACCGTTTTCCATTCAGAGTTCCAGTAACCCTTCTCTTGGGCTTCTTCCTTTGAAATCTCCTGGTAAACAATCTCGTTTTCGCTCAGAGCCTCTTTCAGTTTGTCACACCAAGGGCAGCCTTCTTTGGTAACAACCAAAGCTGGAACAACCTTCTTCTTTGTGAGCAGGGAGCTGGACTTCAGGTAGTAAAGGGACTTCAGACCCATTTTCCACGCCGAAAGGTGAAGGCGCATAATGTAAGCTGCGTCGGACTCAGGGTCAACAAACAGGTTTAGACTCTGGCCTTGGCAAATAAACTGCTGGCGGTCAGATGCCTGCTTAATCAACTCAAACTGGTCGATTTCTCTTGCAGTTTTGAAGATTTCCTTCTCGTAATCGGTCAGGCAAGGCAAGTCTTGGACACTGCCTTTGGCTTCAAGAATCTGCTCCCAAACTTCGGGACCAACACCTCGGTCGCACAGAAGCTTTTCTAGAACGGGGTTCTTTCGGACGTAAGTTCCTTTGGCTTGTTTCGCAACAAAGTAGTTTGAATCAATCGGTTCGATTCCCTGGCTAAATGCTCCACTAATAACACTATTGGTCCGAGTAGGAGCAACAGCAATAAGATGAGTATGGCGCCTGCCGGATCCCACGCACCACTCCGGCTCCCCAAACCGCGCTGCCAGTTCTCGTGAGGCAATTTCTGCTTGTTCTCGAACCCAACGATGTGTTTCGACGTTGAGTTGGCGAGCGCTAGACGAGCTGAAAGGTAATCCACGTTTCTGGTACAGAGTATGAAGGCCCATTGTGCCCAAACCTAGGGCGCGACTTTTCTCAGCAAATCGGACGGAGCGACCGAGGCCCACTTTGTCTTTTGCTTTTCGAATGAATTCGCTAACGACTGCGTCCAGGAGATGAATCGCGAGTTGGGGGACTGTACGTCCTGAAGTAGGAGATTTCCACCCACTAAAGTCGTCATACCGACTAAGATTGAGACTACTGAGGACGCAGACGAACGAATGATGCTCATCGGTGTGCAGGAAGATTTCTGAACAGAGGTTTGAAGTTTTAACCGAAAGGCCACGCTCAGTGTAGCATTCGGGGTTCTGGCGATTAGCGTTGTCAATGAAGACAAGATAGGGCGACCCGGAAATCATCCGAGTCTTTAGCACTTCACCGAACAACTCTTGCTTGTGCATATCGCCAGCAAGCATCGACTCTACCCACTCGTCCGTAATCGTCAGAGCAACGTTAGAATCAATGAATTTGCGAGGATCACCTTTGGTGTGGTCCTTTGCGCGAAGAAGTTCGGGGACATCGGGGTGATCAATCGGCAAGTAAATTGCAAATGAGCCTCGGCGAACACCACCTTGGGATACAACTCTGGCTGCCAGGTCGTATTGTTGTGCCCAGGGAACTATTCCCGTAGACTTTCCACCACCTGTGATAGGAGCACCAGAAGGGCGAACATCGCCAAAATAAACCCCAACACCACCACCGTTCTTACTCAGCTGCGCGACTTCTTTAAGGTGCGAGTAAATACTCGATACAGAGTCACTGAGATGAACGCTATAGCAGCTGATTGGAAGAGCACGGGAAGTACCGAAGTTGGCAGCAACAGGAGAAGCGAGGCCAATCCACCCATTCCATAAACAAGTAAAAAGGTCTTCAGAGAGCGATTCGTCTTCATTGATTTTTGCGGCGGCTTGAGAAACCCGTTCAAACATTGCGCGAGGCGTTTCCCCCGGCAATAAATAACCCGCTGACAGGGTGTGCATGCCCTCTTCTGAGAGCCATTCGGGAGCGATTGGGTCGGTCATACAAGGACAAGATCGAGAGTCTTCAGGTTAACACCCATGAAATCTTGGGTTGGTTTCGAAATGTAATTGCCGCCATCTTTTGACTGAGCGAAGAAGTCGGTGCTGGTGGCGCCCGCCATCAACGGGTGGAACCACGATTTGATGCGGTCAGCAGCTTCGTTGTCCACGTGGAACATTGGAACCGAGATCCCAAGTTTGGTCAATCGCTCATTCGCCCGCCAGCGAAGATATTGTTTTGCATCATACAGATTGATGGTGCTGAGCGTTCGATTCTTGAAGATTTGATCGAGGAATGCTTCCTCGTTTCTCAGCACTGCTTTGAATCCTTGCGAGATCATCTCAGCCTCATCAGAGGTTAACGGATCCTCTTCGATTAACTGTCGGAAGAGTTGGATTCCGGTGTCGGAGTGCTGCTGCTCGTCAAGAGCCGACCAAGAAATGATTTGAGCGATTCCTTTGAAACGCCCAGTAAGGTTAAGGGATAGCAAAACAGCAAAAGAGCTGAATAGAGAAACACCTTCGCCAGCACCGCTAAACACAGCAAGAGACTCTTTAACTCCTCGACTTTCAAGGAAGTAGCCGATCTTCTGTTGGGCGACGGGATCTCCGAGGAATGCTTCGAATTCATCTAGCCCCAAGGTATCAGAGAGAAGATTGTAAGCTTCGGCATGAACAATCTCAGAAAGAGAGAAAGCCCGTGCTACAGCAGAAATTTCATGTTTCGGAAACCAGTTTGGGATGTTTGCCCAGTAGTCGCTCACATGGCACTCAAGTTGGGTGAACCCACGTAGGATACCACCGATAATTTCGCGTTCTTCTGGAGAAGAGTTTTGCCAGTCTCGGATGTCGCTCTCGAAGGAAACTTCTTGCGGGCGCCACTGAGAAGACTGGGCTTTGTGATAGGCTTCAAAGAACTCGGGGAACTCAAATTCCCCGTTCACTTTATACGGTTGACGGTACTCTCGAATGCTTGTCATGCTGACGCTTCATACGTTTGGCTTCTCGCTCAGCGAGGTATTGTTTGCGGACGGGCTCGTGTTTGGCTTCGTCCCACCAGTCGGGCTTTTCGCTGTAGTTCCACACAGCGTAACCCTTGTAACCGTTAATGTAATTGCGGTACGCTTGAACAGAATCACCAGGGACCTTGAACTCATCAGGCATTGCCTGAACAAAAGGTGTGTGATCGTGTGAGTCTGCGTCGGGGTAGTGCCAAGCAATTAGATCAGTTAGCTGTGACAGTGCGTAGACAACGCCATGCGTCTTGTGATAACGGGCGGTGTACTCCTCGCACATTGCGCACGCATGTTCAAGCAACCAAACAACATTTGCGGGACTTTCGTAGAGCCACTTTGAACAAGGATGGTGAGCAAATCCTTTCGTCCGGTATAGGGTCCCGTCGGGTTTTTCGATGTAAACTTGATGCGTGTTAAAAGCCCACGGAATCAGCATCTGGATGCTCTCCGTAGGCATTTTGACGACAAGTTTGTCGGGTAATTGGCAAGCAGCGATAAGTGGGTTGTCACTGACAGCGAAAATGTTCACGGTGGTTTGGAACAGGTGAGTTAAGTATAGCGCGTTTAGGAGCGAGTGTAAACCCTCAACTCTCCATCTTGGCGTAACGGTGCATTCTTTCAGCTTCCTTCTGACGCATTTCCAGGAACTGGGCCTGAAGCTTAGCTAGCTCTTGTTGCTGTGCCTCCTGTTGTTTTTTCGCCATGTGTCCGATCACCCAAAACAGACCCATGTTGCCAAGGAGGGTTCCCAGCGCCGAAGCTATTGTAAGACTGATAATCAGGGACATAGCGACCAAGAGAGATGTTGTTGACCATGCGGATGTCCGCATTGGGGAATGTCCAGCACTCACCCGTTTCGTTCAAAAAGACTACCCACAGAAGGTCATGCTCCTGCGAGTAGTCAATAACAGCGTGGGCCCAACCTCTTCCTTTTGGGGTTTCAAGTGGCAGAGGAGGGTTTAGCTGCGCAAAACTCATTTACCTTGACCCCGGTAGCGACGTTTGCGGGCTCGATTTGGAGTGGCAGCCAGGTTTGTGTTACGACTGCAACCCTGTGCTGTCTTCTTCTCGACCCGGACAATTACTTTCTGGTTGGTTAGAGACTTGACTTTCGCCATCTTGTTCTTTGATGTAATTTTCTAGACATTTTTGAAATTCTGCTTCAAACTCTGACCGAAGCTCCTCTGATTGAGAGTAGTGCTTTAGCCAGAGCGCACACTTGGTGTCTTCTGGAGCAGAAAGTGAGAACCCTTCCTCAGTTTCTTCGATTTCTAAATCTTGTAGGTCTTCAGGGTTGGGCCACCACATGAAATCACCAGATTCCTGGAATGACTTGGCCAGTCAGGGCGTAAGCACCCATGGCAGCAACGATACCAATCATTGCGAACAGGCCGTTAATGCGCTCAGCTTTTTCGTTAAACATCGTAGGTCTCAGCGAGTTGTTGAATAGCGTAGGAAAGAATGACGAGGAACGTAACTGAAATTCCCGTCCAGAAAAGCTCGGTCATTTAAGTCAGAAAATACCGAAGAAGAATTTTCCAGTAGAAGCGTAAGAAATAAAACCAGCCACGATGCCAAGCATCGCGAGGCGACCATTCAGTTTTTCGGCGATTTCGTTGTGGGGCACACCCCAAGGGTGATCAGCGTAAGTCATTACGGGCTCTTTGGCCCACATGTTTTGTTGACCGAACTCGTTCGAAGTGACCGTCATGATTTTAGGCGTTAGACAGGAAGAGTATAGCGGAATGTAAAGTTTTGTAAACTACTCCAAGTAGTCTGACTTTTTACTCTGTTTTTTCTCCTTTTCTCGAGCCTTTCGCTCTTGGCGAGCTTTCAACCAAAGCTCAAAGTAAGAAAGTTCTGCTGAACTAAATAACTCAGGGTGTTTTAAAGCCCTCTGTGCAAGTTTACTTCGTTTCATCGTTTAACCTCCTGCATAGAAATTTCAATCGGGTTGAAATAGTCAATTAGGACTTGCATACCTTGCTTGGCGTTCATATCCCCGCAAGTGTATACGTCGATTGCGCAGCAACCGTTTTCAGGGAATGTGTGAATACTTAGATGGCTTTCCGCCAACGCGTATACAACCGTAACACCTTGCGGATGAAACTGATGAGAAAACCGATTAAGAACGGTCGCCCCACAGGCTTCAACCGCCTTTTCAAAGGCGTACCGAATCCCTGCGATATCATCCAACAGAGTGAATGAGATGCCATAAAGGCTAACGAGAATGTGGTGTCCCAAACTTCATAAAGCTCCTACGAATCCTGAGATAGGATCTCTTTTGTTTTGTCACGGAGTTCTACGATCGTTGCGGCACCAATATGGTGACCCAAGTATTTGCCTTGCTTCGTCAAGTAGACGTAAACGGGCAAATCAATCGTGTAGTCGCTGTTTAAGGCATAGCGTTCGAGGCACTGGTAAAGACGAAGTTTCGTGAGGTTGTTCTCGTGATTAATCACGTCGTCCAGGCTAACTTCCTGGTAGTTAATCTCACTAAACTCATCGTAGAGTGCGCGATCATGTTTGCTCATGTGTTTGCAAACGTCGCAGTTATCCTCGTACACTTTCGTGACAAGGCAACTTTTACCCGTTTCACTCATACTCCGATTACCTTCCATAGGTCGATGTCTCGTTGATCCTGCTCGGGGTGATAGAGGCAGCACATCGACGTCCACTTCAGGGGATTGCGATTGTCTTCTGTGACCACGGTGCAATCCACAAATGGCTCCTCATACTTCAGGATCTCATTGGCAAAATCCTTGGCATCTTCGTATTCCTCGGCGAGGACATACGCCTCGTACTCAACTTTAACCACGTAAAGTTTCTTTCCTTCGTATGTGATTGGGTGTTTTTCCTTCGCGTTAGTCACTTAATCAGAGCCTCCAGCTCGGGGTGCTTTTCACGCACGATTTTACCAAAGCGTGCGATATGTGAGTTGATTGCTTGCTTGCTCATACCAAACTTCTTGGCGACCTCGCCCTGACGAAGCTCCTTTTCACCCAGAAGGCCGTAACGGGAGCACACAATCTGAGCTCGCTTGCTATCAAGTGAACCGCAGCCGGCAAGCACAATATCACGAATTTTTCCGGAGACAACCTCATCACGAACCTCAAATTGGCTCGGGTCTTCAAGGTTTTTGGCCCAATCGGATTGTTCCAGAGACAGCGGATATTTCGGGTTCCGGTTTTCCTTTCGAGCCAAACCTTGAACTGCGCCGCGAACTTGCGGATAAATCCAGGTCATTGGCTTGCAGCCTTTCTCGAGATCAAAGGTCTCGATCGCTTTCACGATACCCAGAAGACCCTCTTGCACCAGGTCCTCTCGGCTGTGCTTCGGCGCCATCCAGCAGTACTTGTTCACCAGCTTGTGAACGAGCGGGGTGTATTGCCGAATCACTTGCGTAACAGCGCGGGCGTCACCCTTGACAGCGTTGTAGAAGGTTTGGTCGTTGCTCATGGTTCTCATCAACTGTAATAAGTATACCGCGTTTCGGCCTACACGAAAAGGGGGCAAACCGCCCCCAGTCAGGGCGGTTATCCGCCTCAGAGATCAAATTCAGTTAGTGCCGCTTCAGTCATTTTTAATCTTTCTTCCCAACCTATCCCTCCTTCACATCCTTGAGAAGGATTCACGCATCTCTCCGCCTTTTCCGGAGGAAGTCTTCGGCAAACAAGTGCATTGAGATCGGCGTCTTTACCGGGTTTTCCGGTGCTCCAGTAAAGTTGCCCGTCAACCCAGTGGGCTCCGCATACGGGACAGTTTCTGTTCGACATTGTAAGTCTGCCTCTGAATAGTAGAGAAGTTCCACGCCCGAATCATATAACATGTTATTCGCCAGCTTGAAACTTGCCCTCCACCTTTCAGGGGCATTCGCTGGGTCCGGGCACACGACCCTTTTCACACCCGCTTGAATTAAGGAAGCAGCACATTGGCTACACGGCGGGAAGGTGACGTATGCCGTGCAAGACTCTGTCTTAGCACCGTTTTTTGCAGCGTTCATGATTGCGTTTGCTTCCGCATGCACAGTCACTGCGAGTTTGTAGTTTCGGTCTTCGTAAAGCTCAAGAGAATCCGAGAGTGTGCTCGGAAAACCGTTGTAGCCAGAAGCAATCATCCGGCGATCTTGAACTAGCACACAACCGACTTTAGTCCCTGGATCTTTACTCCAGGTTCGAATTTCCTCTGCAATGCGGAGGAACCTACGGTCCCACTTTGAGATAAAGGGATTCCCCGAGGTACTCGATGTATTCATTGAGGGCATATGAAAATTCCTCGCACACTGCTTTTCGTGATTTGAACTCTTGGCCGTAGTTATCGGAGGTGTGAATGAATCCATCCCAGCAGGCACGCAGGTCGTCTAAACCATACTCCACCTGGAGGTAGCTCGTTGCGAAGGCCAACTCTCGCTGACCCGACGCAATTCGCATCATCGACTCAAAGGAAACTTGTGAGGCCAGCATCAACGGTTGTCTCCGGAACCAGTAAGAACGCCACGCTCTTGCCGAGAAGCAAGTTTGGCAAGGTTGTTTTGTGCGATTTCCTCAAGATTGTAATCCAGTTCAAACGCTAGAACTGAAACGTACCAGAGCACATCCCCAAGTTCTTTAGCAACCGCATCTCGAACGGGATCAGTGAGAATACCGTCGTTGTCCCGAATAACTTTCTTCAGTTTGTCGGCAACTTCACCTGCCTCACCCGCAAGTCCGAGCGCGGGGTAAGGGAAGTTGGACCCCATGTTAGGGTAAACAGCTGTCTTGAGTGCCTCGGTTTGGTAATTGTTTAGATCCATGTTGAAGTGGTAGTCGGTTTTAGCATAGGGGGCTGGGGCGGTCGGTAAACCTAGAACCCCACGTCAACCTCACGGGCACAGCCCTGTTCGACGAGTTCATCCCAGTCCATAAACGCAGCGCCGAGTGTAAATTTGACGCTGGTAGGGGTTTTACCCGCGAAATACCCCACTCGCCGTAGAATTTCACTGTAAAAGGCAACTTCTGTTACGAACTCAGTCACCAAAAGCGTTGGAATGAAAACCATCGCGGACATTTCATGCCCTTCGGAGATGAAATATACGGTGATGAGTTCCTCGCCCCGCTCAAACGAGAATGCGTGAACAATTTCGTCCGAGTTTCTCCTCGTTCCAACCAGAGTTTTGTTCCAAGCTGTTTCCTCTTTGCTCAGAACTTGCTCTAAGGATTTTTCTACTTGATTTAGGTTAACCTCGTACCCGTAATCGGCGGTTGCGTCAGCGACAACATTAACGCCTGTAAGGTAAACCCCAAGGAGATCACTTTTTCCTTTCTTTGTAACTAGGTTTCGTAGAAATGTAAACGGATCAGTGTGTTTTTGCGTCATTGTTGTACTTTTTCTGAGAGGTTTGCGGTTGATCTTGGTAAACAATGTGCCCACCGTTTTCCACCGTTTTGGTTGGATCGTGCGGTAGAACCTCGCGGGTGTTATTACCCACTCGGTTCATTCTCATTTGATCTTTTTGACCAAACTCAGGGTGCGTGCGAAGTAAGTCTCTCGCATTTCTCTTCGACTCGATCGAAAAGTCTCCGTAGTAACGCTTGACTGCGTCATCTTCAGAGAACGCGGAAATGTCTTGATCTTTTCTAGACTTTACTTTGCGGTCCAGAGACTTCTTCAGGTCAAATTCCCCAGCAGCGTTTCGATAGCCCTGGGTAGGCTCACCGGCACTACTAATCGGTGTAGGAGCGTCGGCAGTGTTGCTGCTGAGGAATTCGTAGCTCATGTCAAAGGAAGACGCAAGGAAGGAACGAAGACGTTCTCACCGACTCTCCGAATACCAACCACGTATTTCGCAGTGAAGTACTCTCCTGGCTGAGGAATCACGTAGTTGAACTTAATGATCTGCCACAGGGGGCAAAGAAAGAAGGAATGCTCGAGACTCTCTGTGCCTTTCGCATATAACTTGGCAAGAAGGCGAGGTGTATACTGTTCGCAAAGGCATTCAATTTCCTGAACAGTGCCGATCTTGTCGTAAAGGTTTGCCGGGTCATCACAACAAGTAAAGCCCTCTGACTCCAGTTGGGCTTTTAGTCTTGCTTGTTTCTGACACTCATAAGAAAATGCGTCCACCGTGGTAATCTCGAGAGAGTTAGTTACAATCATAGTTATACCCTCAGGAGATAGTTTCCAGGCGGATCAGCTTTTCGCGTGCAACAGAACGGAACTTCTCAGCGCGATCAGGTGAGTAGTGCTTATTTTCAAGCCACTTATCATAGCATCGTTCCTCCGTGTTCGTCAGACGAATTCGATCGAACTCCTCGATTTCCTCGATAAGTTCTTTGCCCTCCATCTGCAATTCTTCGCTCGCGTGACGCATGTTTTCCCAGTTCTCGATCACGTAGTTAGCGGAGCCACCAATCTTAAAGCCATCACGCATTACCAGCTTTTCCATGATATCTTTAATCACTTCGGCTGCAGTGTTGTTTCCGGTTGAGTTTCGGCCAAACTGTTCGTAGTAAGTGACGGCTTTCTTGATCGACTCCCAACGAATCTCTCGAAAACCTTGGTAGTAGTGTGTGGAAGGTCTACCCGCTGCTTCCCACTGTTTTTTCATCTTGCTCATCAAGCGAAGGCCCGACGGGTCAACTCCGAGGAAGTAGAAGTGGTCGAGACATTCTTGAAGCATTTCCGGCGTAAGCTCAGGGATTTCCGTGTCTCCTGTCCGGAGCATCCACGCGAATGCCATTCCATTGACGAGTGCCTGTGTAACATCCGCCTTGAAGCGGATCCTCTGCCGCGTCGTCCAGTACCGGACCTCGACCTGGAGCCGGTTAATTGAAGGGTCACGAGTGTCGTTGATGACCTCCCAGAATCGGTCAGTTGCCAACCGCAAGCACCAAAGATAAAGCGCCTCCTGACTGACCCCGAGTTTGTCCGCAAGGTACGGGATATGTGCCCGTGGACGGAGATCCGGTGAGCCCTCCGAAACGGTTCCTTCCAGATTGTCCCGATTCTTGGCAACCTCGTATTCACGGTAGGTCGATATGATCTTGATTCGGTCAATAATGCCTGGATCAAGGTCGTAGGCGAATTTGCTATTCCAGTCGTTTGAGTTAACCAAGATAACAGTCTTCGGCCAAATCTGCTCAGCATTTTGAAACTTCTCCTCAACTTGAAACAGGCCGTTAGTAATCAGGATTTTGGTTTCTTCGGCTGCGAGGAACTTTTTGAGGCTCGTGAGACTCGTGTCGTCTTTGTACGCGATGTCGCTGAGGGCTGCTGCTTTGAGTCCGAATCGATCTTCGGTAGATTTGAAGGTGTGGGTGACGAAACCACAACGTTGCAGTGCAGCTGTGAGTCCATTAAACAGGGTGGATTTTCCGAGACCTGCGTCTTTCCCCACGATGACACCGGCCATTCGCGCAGTATGATCGACTGGTTGGGTTCTCCCTGGTGGTAAATGGTTGGCGCGACCGACACCAACCCTTCCCAAGATGAGTCGGAGCATTTCTTGCTCGGCTTCGGGGAAGATTGTGAAAATATCAGAAAAAGTGACCGCCCGAAGCGCAGGGTCAAACCAATCCCTGTCAGGAACCCAGATGCGAGGGTTAAGAACAGGTTGGCCACCCCACCTGCCAACTGGGTCAAAGGTGTGTCCATAATTGAGTGTTTGGTGAATATTTTTAGCCTGGTTAACCCGCTTCATCTTGAGCAGGCGCTCGGTGAAGGACGAGAGATCGCTATCCCCTGCCTTGGGGCGGAACAAGGGTTCCCAGAAAGTTCGAACTTCCGGATCGACTTTATCCGGATGAAATACTGACTCGATTCCTTCAAAGTGAGCGTCAGTGCAGATATCTTGCAGAGGCTCAAAAGTGTTTGGATATTTGATTCCCTTAATTTGTTCAGGAGGTTGGGGAAGTAAGATGCGATGGTTAATGTGATCGCCATTTTCATCGAGTTCAATACGGAAGCCTTTCGACTCCAATAGGGCGATTCCGGTCTTATACAACTCTGAGACTTTTACTGGTGCCTTCTTTTCTTCCTCGTCTGCCTTTTTGTTTGAAGATTTGAACGATCGCGCTCGGGTTTTCTCTTTTGCTTTTCCGAGAATATCAATTTCTTGTTTCGTGGTGCCTGCAGCTCCAGAAAACGGATCAGCCAATTTTTTTCTCCTGTTGTTTATAGAGGTTGTTTTTTACCAACGCAGTCGTTGGATTTTGCGTTAAGATGACGAGTCACATTTCCCGCATTACCAGTATAGCCGCAGCAAGGGCATCTAAACTGGGTATTCAGGTCGAACTTGCTTACGAAGGGTGTTCCGTATTTTTCAATTCGTGTTTGAACGCCTTTCTTCCCATTGGCAATACGGACCTCGAGGGGCTGGTTCTTTGCCCCTATCGGCCCTCCTTTCTTCCCTGCTGCTGACCTTTGTTCAAAGGTTAAGGCAGCACCTCCCGCTGGCCCGCTAATTGTCTTAGAGTGCTCCGAAGCCTTCTCCAGCACTTTCTGACGCAAGAGGGAATCTAAATGCGGCCAACCAGCGTGCCTAAAGTCAAACCGGGGTCCTCCAGCTAGGAAGTCCTCAGCGTGAAGGCGAGCATGTTCAATAAAGTCAATCTCAACAAGATTCTCAGGTTCCTCAGTCCCTCCCCGAGATCTAGGTACAACGTGGTGGATGTGATTCATATCGTAAAGTGCTCAGCTAGCAGAGCAAAAAGCCCCAGCCGGTAAGGCCAGGGCAGATTTCAAAGACTTCAGAAGTCCAGAGCGAAGCTGTCGGGGTCTTCAGCGAATGCTGCAACCTTCAGTTGGCACTTTGCGGTCGGGAAACCGTTGTATTCGCCGTGTTCAACCACGCGAAGAACTGCAGGAGCGTCAAGGCTGATAATCGGCTCTGCTGCCAGTGTTTTCTTCAGAGCGTTATTAGGACGAACGATGCACCAGTCGGACACTTCGGTATCCACATCTTCCCACTCCCCATCAACTTGAGTGCGAACAGGAGCGGTGAACGGCTCAACCACCTGAGCTTGCAGGTAGTAGTCAGTCCCGTATTGACCACCTTCCTTCTTACGGTAAGTGGTAATCTTGTAGTCACCAATCGGCAGGTGGGCAACCTTAACGAAAGGACCAACCATCCGCTCGCCAGAGCTTTCGCCGCGCTTGGAAAGATCCGAAGCGACTTGAATCTTCTCGGCAATAGCTTCCGGGTTTTCATCCAGAAGCAGGTCAAGCAGGTCGGCGCTGATCTTGTCCTCGTAGTCAGCAGACCGGACAGGAATCGGCAGTGTGTACAGAGTTCCTTCAGAAGTGGTCGAAACACTCAGCACGGGCTCAGTGAACTTGCCGATTTGCTCTTCTTTGAAGGCAAATTTGGTTCCTTTCGGAGCAAAGGCAGTGCCAATCTTACCGGGTTGAACATCCAAAGGAATGTCCCGATCACCCCAGCGAATTACCAGACCTTTTTCTTCGGTCGAGAATACGGTAGGGGAGTAAAGGCGCTTGAACACACCGTTAGCGTCAGCTCGGACGGTAAAAGTGCTTCCAGATTCTTCCAGATCTTCGCCGGTCAGAGCCTTGAAGATCGCATTGAGAGCAACTCGCAGACTCTCTGGAAGAGCCGAGTTCGGAATGTCAGTGTATGCCCTGCTGTAGCTTTTGCTTTCGAGCCGAGCACGATTGCGCTCGTCGAGGTTGGGGCTGATTTTGAAAGTTTGAGTAGCCATTTTGAGTCTCAGTAAGAATGCGGTAGTCTGACCCTGTTGTCAGCGCATTCAACCTCACTATAGCGACTCACCCGCCGGGTAAACTCATTGCTGGAATGGCACCACCTGTAGCTGTTGCACAGCGCCTTGCCCCACGTCTGCCGTAGTGTCTACTGTTTCGGTAGACCCTGTAATAAGCCAGGCATATTCTTCCCACTTTTCAAGTGTTTTGAGTGTCTTCGCTTTGTTGAGGAATTTTTGACCGCTAGTCGAGTTCATAAGAGTTCCGCCCGTTCCGTATGTTCTGCTGGCCGTAACGCTGATATCAACCCCGCCATCCGTTTGATTGTAGTCCACTGTGTTAACAATCCAGTCCTCAATATCTTCAGGTCCGCTTGCGTTCAAGCTAGGAATGTAAATGATATCGTAGGGTTTGATTCCAACCAGTGCGGGTACAAGGAAAGTGTTGAATGAAAGTTTCGCAGCTGCTTCCTGTTGCATTAGAATCTTTTTATCCGGGCCAACAGTGTCCTTTTGCACTCGAATACCTGGATTTGGCGCCGCTGAAGCAGGACTGATCACGGCGCCTTTAGGAGTAGCTGCTTTTTCTTGCTGGGTATTGACAGGTGGTTTGCCCTTACCTTTCTTTTTCTTAGTCTTTGTTGGTGTGGAATCTTTCGCGGGACTTGCTAGATTTTCTTGCTGAGGAGGAGCCCACTGGTACGATCTTTCCATCGTGTTAATCAGGCTCGGACCAATCAAATAGCCGTACCTTTTTGTCGGGTCTGGAAACTCGTCATACCCTCTGCTTTGACCGTCGAGGACTGTATCCTTATTTCCTTCGTGTTGGAATGGCGTGAAGATTACCAACTTAGACGCAGTCTGCGCTCTCCCCGTGATTGAACCCCCTCCAGTCACTTCCTTGTCTGAGACGATATTTGTGGAGAAGATGTAGTTTCCGTTTTCTTTGACAATATTGTTAATTGAAGACACAAATGTTTGATCGCGCCCATACTGGTTTTGAATTTTATTGCTTTCTAGGTCCTTTTTTGCAGTCTCAGTGTAAGTTACCAGCTTGTACTTGTCTATGGTAAACAACTTCTCAGTTGTTTTAATCGCGTCTTTCATTGTCATCGCCTTGTCAGCATTGTTTGAGACACTGCGAACTGTGGAGTTGATTAAACCGCTCAACTCCGAAAGAAGGTGAACCTTGAGACCCATTGTGTTTCCGTACACATACTGGTTCCCGCCCCACATCCAGACTAAGGAAACTTTTTTCTTACCAAGGTAACCGAAGGTTGTGACGATTTGAGCGTCAATTTTTTCTTTGAGCAAGTCTTCGTAAATCTTGTAAGCCTGGGCGGTAGGTGCCCACATCATCGAACCGCTAGGGTTATCGGACTGTTGAGGTAAAATGCACTCTACTTTGTACACCAGAGGTTCATTCCTCGGGTAATCTCCGTCTTTGTTGTACGAGGTTAAATTGACGTCGCCCCAGTATACTTCGACGCGAGGGATAATTAGGTTTCCTGCCATGGTTTATACGTACATTGTAGAAGAACGAGCTTGACGAATTGCAGCGGAAAGTTCCGCAGCAACTAGAGCCGCAAGGTGCTCGGAGTTTTGACCTGGTTGTTGGTGGATTGTGATCGGTGCGTTGACAGTGACTGTTCCTCCGAATCCTTCGGAAGAATTCGAAGTTATCGACGAAACTTTGACGTTTCCGAGGGTTGCTTTGCGCTCCCAGTTCTTCGCTGCCTGCTGTGTTGAGAAGAAGGCAGGCATTCCCGCACCTAAAGCATAGGCCACGTGAACGTGATTATAGTGCGCTGCGCGGGCGTAAGGCGCAACTTTCTGACCATTCTTGATTCCGAAGCCAAGTGGCGTGTAAATCAGCTCCTTCAGATTTCTTCCATAATTTGAAGCCAGGAAGCGAGCAAAGGCCATCATCTGCGGAGTCGGACCCGTTCCATTTGAATAATCGCGGGCGCGATTGACACCGTGCCAGCCTGGGTCGCCGGGGCGGAAACCGCTTGTCATTGTGAGGCCATAGCCTCTCGCCATGGGAGAGAACGCATCGACGCCAGCAACGCCTCCACCACCCAAACTTCCCATGCCAGGTGCTGAGAATTTGGTTTCAAGTTTGGCCAGACGGGTATTTGTTTGCTGTTGATTAACAATAAGAGTCTGGTTAATTTTGTTGAGGTTATTTTGCTGGGCTTGACTTGCCTGATTGTAAGCCAGCCTCAAAGAAGTCATTGACTGAGCAGTAGTGTTTCGAGTCATTTCACCAACAACCCGAACCGTGTTTGCAACAGCAGCCAAACCGTTTCGGAAGGCATCAACAAGGGCCACCATTCCACCAGCGTTTCCACCAGCTGCAGGGATGATTGTCTCGCTGCTGTTTGCAATCACTAAGTCAGAACCGGGTGGTTTCATTCTCAGTTCTTGGGAGACAGCATCACCTAAACCCCCCATCCAACGAGCTCCCGATTGGTATTGTTTCCAAGTTAGTGGTCGTTGTCCTTGCCGTGCCCTTTGCGTATTCCAGTCTTGGAAATCTGCGAATTGAGTGTTGGGTGGTGCTGTAGCCTTTTGAGGACCAGGAGGGACCACAGGCTGAGGAGGCGGGGGAGCCTGGAACCTGATACCTCTTATTTTCGCGGCGGCCTCCTGCAAAGCTGAAGCCAGAATACCTGCGGAAGTGAGGATTTTGACTCTGTTGTTAGAGTCCATGCTTGACCACTGTTGAGTGATCGCATCCATTGCCGCCTTTTGTTTTTGTTTCGCAATTTCAAGCTCTGCCGCAATTTTCTTTTGCTGCCCCGTACTGAGGCCAGTCGCCTCTGCCAACCGTGCTTGTGTCGTCTTAACCTTATCGGTAGCAACATTCAACGTCTTCATTTGTGACGCTAAGACACGACCCTCAACATACTGTTGTTGTGTTACTCTACCTGCTTTCTTTTCACCCTCTAAGAATTTCTCGAATCCAACGCCGCCGCCAAACTTCCGGGAGAGTGCTTCAATTCCGCCCATCCCTTCAGCACCTGGGCCATATTTCTCACTAGCGCTCTTCATTGCATCGGCCGCAAGCTTCTGAGCTTCAGCAGCCTGAGCCTGAGCATCAGCCGGACCCATAAAGAATGTCCCGACTTTATCTCCAATAATTCCGCCAGCGATTGAACCTACAGCGGCGCCGACACCGGGGATTGGAATCAGTGCTTGGCCGAGAATTCCACCTAGCGTAGCACCAATCGTTGTTGCCGCCGCACCGCCGATTGCCCTTCCCGCATCTTGCCCGGAAGCCATTCGCATCCCTGCGTCAAGCGCACCAAAAGCTAATGCTCCCCCTGGGACGTACCTTCCTACTTTACCAACAGCACTTCCAACTCCCCCTAAAGCTCCTCCTACAGCTTGACCGGCGCGCAATCCTGGGCGCCCGGCTAAACTGTAAGCCAGACCTAGAAGCCCTCTTCCAAATCCTGCGGCTCCTCTTATACCTCTGGCTGCTCTTGCACCGCCGGGAGTAATAAATGCGCCTAAACCAGCGGCTCCTCCCGCACCTCCGCCTCCCGCACCTCTTCCCAGGGATCCAACAACCATCTTGCCAATGGCTGAAATGATCAAAGGAGTTGCGCCTGCGATTACAGCGCCAATCAGCGGTGGTCCGAAGATACCTGCCACAAATAGCAGCATTAGCGGGCGAATCGGCTCGAAGGTGATTGCTTTCCAGAGGAACTCGAAGAATTTCCCGATCAGAGCAGACAAACCTCTTGAGATTGCGTCTTGCGCCGCCTTCAACCCACCGGGCGATTTTTCGAACGCCGACATGAAACCTTTCATAAACTCGCTTTGAGCTTTGCCCATCGCACTGTTGGGATCATTAATCATGCTGGCGATATCGCCCATGATTTGACCGATTGTTTTGAAAATTTCACCAACTATTCTCCCAAAACCCTCAGCCTGCGTCATGCGCTTGCTGGGGTCTTTAGACCGCATATTAGAAGCCACATTCCCCAGAGCTTCTGCAAGGGGTCCGAAAACCTTGTTAGTAACTTCGATTGCAGCCACTGCAAAGTTGGTCCAGACCGGGCCAATGGCATTAATTGCTTCGGTTAACTTGCGAACAATGTTTGAAAACGCGTAACTAAATGCCTTGAAGGGAGTGCTAATTACTTCCTCGTTGATTAGCTGGTCCCGAGTTTTTTCAGCTTGCTCAATGTTGATTCGAAGTTGTTCTCTTCTTGCTTCCGTTGTTTTAACATTATTGAGTTCTTTTTGATACGCTGCGATTCTTTCGTTCTGGATTCGGCGAATCGCGTCGTTTGCGCGTTTCTGCTCTTCCGTGGAGAATGTCACCGACATCCCGAGAATACCGACAGAAGGGTTGAAGATCGTGTCTTGCAGCGCCTGAAGCGAGCCTGTCAAACTCGAGGCCATGGCTTTAGTTGATTCTCCCGACATAGAAGCATTGAAAGCTTCCATCATTTTCTTTAGCCGCACCGCGTCAGTGGCGTTCATCATATCTGATGTTCGTTGACCTCGACCGGCAAACCCTGCCTTTTCCAAGTTCTTCATCAGAAGGATGTTATCCGTGAAGAAGTCAATCGTGGTATCAATTTTACCGCGAGTTACCAGTCCTTCGATACCCGCTGCCACACGGAATCCAGCAGAGCCTGTCCCTTGGGAGAACAAAGCCGCTTTTTCCAGAAATTGTCCATATTGCTTCGCCGATGCCTCAATTTTCTTAGGGTCAATATCCTTCATCGCGGTGCCTTTCTTGACACCTTGTGCGGCAAGCATCAAAGGACCCATTGTATCCAGCGTATATCGCTGAAGCTCCACGACTTTTGCGGTAGGCGCTGAAGATTGGCGGATCATTTCCGCAACAGTCTTATCATATGCCTTATACATCCGCTGAGCATCGCGGAAGTCACCCTTGAAACCGGCTAAACCAAAGGAACCTTGCATTCCGGACGCTGCCTTAATGTCCGCCATTTCATCGTCCATGGCGTCTTTAAACAGCTTAGCTGTTACACCAGCGCCTTTCTGAACGGTGTTCATCACAACGTTCATTCCGCGATTCAAGCCTTGGGCCATCGCGTCGCCAAATTTGCTTAGACCCTCAGCTTTGAGGAGGGTATTCATCAAGTCATCAGCCTGACGATTTGCCCTTCCGGCAGCTTCACCAATGCCGAGAACCTCGTCCTGTGCCCTTCCTGCCGCTCTCGCTGCGGCTTCCAGGGACTCACCGATTCCGTCTAAACCTTTTACACCCTCGCCAATCTGCGATACAGTGTCTCGAACTTTACCTGCTGCTCTTCCTGCGTCTTCCAGAGAAGACGTCATCTTACCAATCGACTTTGAAACCTTGCCGACGTCAGAACCGAACCCTTCGGTAGACTTTCGAATCTCCGAGAAAACTTTGTTGATCTCTTTCAGCTTCTTGCTGATTTGATCGTCAAACTTACCGATCAGCGTAAATGTCCTATTGTCGGCCATTCTTCAAGGTTATTCTTTCTTACTTTTACCCGGTATTATCCTATCTCGGGGCAGTCTTAGGTGCAGCTGCTGGGGGAGCTTTAGCAGCGGCAGCTTGTTGCGCTTGGGCTGCCGCAGTGTTTTTTACAAGGGTGCTGCTTGCGCCTTGTTGCGAAAAAGGCGCCTGGTCAATACCCGAATCAACCTGGAAAGCCGGAACTTCAATAAAAGAAACGTCTACGTAGGCGCGAGTTGCGTCTCCCGCTAAATCCCGGATTGTTTCCTTCACTTGTACGCTTTTCATCAGAAAGAAAGCTTGCTGCCCATAGCCTTTCTCATTTGCCCAGACCTGGTAAACAGGTACGTTCACATACCCTCCAGCGAGCGAAGAAGAAAATTTGAGCAAATCTTCGAGTGCTCCAATCTTAGCTTCAACTTTTTTATTTCTCGTGAACCCTTCTACCAGCGCATTATTCAGGGAAAATTCTCTCATCCCCTTGGTTCCAGAAATTGCGGGTGGATTGTTCGTGCCAAACATCTCAACGCGATTTACAGCGTTTGACGACGTCCAGGAAATTTCATCAGGAGTGCAAATGAATGTCCAGGTTACATCTGAAGAAGCAGGAGCGGCTTCTCCGGTCCCTGGCAAGCCCCCCACTCCGATTTCTCCCATTACTGAGGCAGCTGGACTACTTAGGTTCGATGCAAAACTTTGAGCTGCCGAGGTCAAGGAGGTGGAACCACCTGAAAAGACAGAAGTTGCTACGGAGGCTAAACCCCCTGCTGCCGAACCTAGAGATTTTGTAGCTGCTGAAGCTGAAACTTGAGTTATAGTTCCAAGAGCAGCATTTCCAATTGAATTTGCATACCCTATCATGCTAGTAACGCTCCTTCAAGAGAAAATTTGCTTGTGTCTACCGACATAGCTGCTGATTTCAAGGCGTTGGCAGCGGTATTAGTCACAGAATTAGCGTTTGTTAATGTGTTAAGCCCTAAAGAAGTCGGAACAGCAGGTGCATTTATAGCCTCAGCGGCGGCTGAAGCCAGAGGGCCAGCATTTGCGGAGCGAATAGCAATTACAACATCAGGACCATTTGAGCCGAGTGTGTAAGTACTTCCACCGTAACTTGCCGGAGGTTCTGCTCCTGCGCCTGGGAAGAACTTTGATGCTTGACTCCCACCACCACCGGTGCCTGGTGTTGCTGCCCCCGTGATTAAGTTGGTTAGTCCGTTCAGTCCCTGACTAACAAGTCCGGTTCCAATTTCTGAAAGAACCGACCCAAGTGGGCCTGCTCCTTTAAGGCTATTTTGAATCGATTGGTTTATCCCTTGAGCAAGATTTGCAGTTACGAACGGTGTTACAGTTGACGCAAGAATGTTTGCCCCGGTGTTCAGGTTGAACCCTGCGGATCCTGCTACCTGGGTACCCAGTAAAGAATTGATTCCAACATTTACAACGTTACTGGCTACGTTTCCCACTAGGGCAGAGCCTGCTTGGGCTAGACTCTGGTTTGCTACCCCCTTAAAAAGCTGGTTTGCGCTGGATCGAACCCCCGAACTTACACTGGTAGTGACTACGTTTGAAACCAACTCGGGAGTTATCCCGATCATGCTTAGAGGACCACCTGGGTTGGCCATTATTTCCACCCCCTTGTGCGAACTCTACGTGTGTAATCTTTCTTCGTCTCGTCGTTTTCTTCCTTATGCTCGTTTGGAATCGGAGGCAAATTATCGAGCGAGTCTGCCTTCATGCGGTAAGTGCACAGCCAACCGCTCTCAGTTGGGGCAATCTCAAAGTTGAATTTATGGTCGCCGTGCATAAATGTTCCCGCAAAAGTTCCGTCGCCCTTTTGCAGAAACTGGTTTTCTTCTTTTGGGAAATCGCCACTGTTGCTACGAATCTTCTCGACAGGTGAGCCGAACACGGACTCAATCACCTTCTCAAGAACTTTCTCGCATTTCTCACCACAACCGAGGCTATCCTCAATAAAATCTTGTGTGTCTTCCTCCGGAGTTGCATCCTCGTCGTAGATGCGAAGCAACTCCTCAGTGTTTACGGAGACAATATCCTCAAAGAAAGGCCAATCGGAGGGATTGACCTTACCCAAGATCTCAATTGCTTCGTCCCACTCCTCCGGCTCTAGGTCTTCGGCATACTCAAAACGAGTGATCAACGGCGCGAGAGAAACGGAACCGTCAGCGTAATCGTGCCGAAGATAATTAGAGTAAGTATCAGGAATTCTTTCAGGCAAGCCCTCTGCCGCCTCCCACAAGAGACGCGCCATCGATAGGTACTTCGCCTGGTAGGCGGCATCAGACATCCTAAATCGGATTGAATTGCTTACTTTTACCCTGTTTCACAACCTCACAGGAGCTTCAAGGCAAATCTTTGCAAACTGACGAATTGTGGCGTCAAAGTGGTCTGCCCGATCATTTGCCTCAGGATCATTCAAACACCCCACAAATTCACCGTACCAGGGTGCCGTTTTCTCAACTGAATAATAAGGGTTCGGTTCGCAAAGATCAAAGAGACATTTAGGGCTACCTGGAGGAAGATTGTCGCCCATATCCCCGTGTTTAACTTTCCAATCAGACAGATTGCGAGGATGATCGAGTTCGTAACCCATGCGATGCAAAGTATGCTCGATAACGCCTTGATTGCCAACAAGCCTCTCTTGTATCTTTTCCTTCGGGAACGGTACGCGGGTATTGGCGAAGTAGACACGGTGCTCCTCATCTACAAGTTGACTCCAGTCGCGATCTAACGTCGAGAGGAAGATTTGCCGCTGAGTAACAACGCTGTCAGAGCCGCTATCCCGACTGAGGCGATAGATAGCGCCTGCAATGTCGTCTGCTTCGAAACCTTCTTGAGAGAACGTCGGGAAGTATTCATTACAATACGCCCATCCGATGTGGAATACACGCCAGAAGTTGTCCGTCTTTTCGCCTCGCGTCCCTTTGTAGTGCGTAGGAATGTCATCAAGCTTTTTATTCTGCGTTTCAGCATACTGTTCCCAGGCGGTTTGAACATCGGTCGATTCTTTCATGAAACGATCGCGCCAGTAATTTCCGGTGTCAGCAAAACGACTATCAGCCACAACTACGATTCGGTAACTGTGACGCGGAAGCATATCTGGCCCGCGATTGACTTTGAGCGCCCACGCACCTTTCAGGAGTTTATCCTCAACTTCGGGCTTGAACGAGTTTTCAATCTTTTCCTCGAACCAGCGCAGAATATCGTGAAGGTAGACATGAAAGTCTACCACAACAAGCGGCGCCGGATCGTTAATAAATTGAAAGTTAGATTCTAGTTTCGGTCTGTCAATCATCGGGGCATCGGCAGATCACACCAATGAGTTGGCTGAGCAGAATGATCTTGACCGAACAAAGGTTCCCAACCGTTTCGCGCCGAAAACTCCCAAACATCGGGCCAACCGTAGTCGCCGTTGTCTTTCATAAAGCAAACGACGTATTCACCGTCTTTCTTCGGCCAATCTTCCAGGATGTGCCAGTGAGCGTGAACAAGCTGTTTCGTCAGGGTGGTCATTTCAGAGTTTACCTCGCAGAGTGGCTTTCAGTACTTGAATTTCGGCTTTCAGTTCTTGATTTTCGACTTCCAGAGGGGAAGGTTCTCGGTTAAAGAATGCCCGATAAACAGCAGGGAATTGAGTGCTGAAGATTGGTTTGATTGCTCGGGCGAGTTCAACGTGCTCCCATTGCACAACGCCCTCGTCATCACGGACCCCAAGGTAATGCATCCAGCTGCGAGCAGAACCTGTGACGTACATACGAGTATAACCACCTTGTGGAAGTACGAAACGGGCAACTTCTTTCGCGATGTCACTTTTAAGGAGATCATTGTAAGCGAGGTCTGCTACGGTATACGCGGACTGCATGGTGTTAAACATTACGTCAGTCAGCTTGCCATCGTCTGCGAAGATGCTGTTCTGGCGGTTCTTGTGGTCCTGGACTCGTGCCTCTTCGGGAATGTAGTACAGCGACCCGTGATCCCCAATAAGATCCTTAAGTTCTTCGTTGGTGCTGTAACGAAGCGAAAACTGCTGAAAACAGAACGACCGGTGACGAAGCATCTGCGTGGCAATCGCCAGCGGCGTAATCACTTCCACACACATTGACGCCTGCTCAAACACGGAGACGTGTCCATGCTTGATGCAATACTTCAGAAGACCTTCGAACTTCTCGTTCTCTTGGTTCTTTGGATTGCTAACGCGCGCAATGTAGGCAATGTGCTCTTCGGCGTCCGGAGTGACCCACACAAGGCGAGCTTTGCTCGAGCCCTCAATCATCCAGGGATTTGAATTCTTCATCGCCTCAGCCGATCGAAATGGTGTCGAAACCACGGGAGCCAAACTCCATTGCAGGTTGAGCTGCGCCAAAAGAGATTACATCCGTTCCCTGACCGCCCGAGATGAGTGTGTCACCGAATTCTTTGTTAGCCCAATATTCACTGGCTGCTACCGCTGTTTCACGGAAAGTTCGCTTCGGCTTATCCTCAACAATCTTCAGGGAACCATCGTACACGTAACCTGCTGCTTTCAAAAAGGAGTCGAAGAAATTCACCATGTCCGGAAGAGTTGCTTCGTCCGAGATCGACATCTCGATAGCGACTTGAAGGTACTCGTGGTCACTGTCGGAAGGTTCGTAACGAGCAACGTATCGTCCTGTGGAGTCCATTGTTCTATGTAATTGCGATTCAGTATAGGGTTGACTAGGAGGCGTAAAGTCAGAAATCTAGGTCAATATCCTCGGCATTAAGTTCTTCTTGAACAACGGCACCGGACATCATCTCAATGACTTTGATTGTAGAAAGGCAATCTGCGAAGGCGTCGTGAGCAGGCATACCGGAAAGGGCGGGAAGGCGTTGCCACTTAAAACCCTCTTTCTTGGCGCTCCACTCTCCTACCCACTCGGAATACTTGTCCATGGCACAAGAAGCGCCAGCGATCTTGGGGAGTTTCTGATCGTACTTCTTAAAGAGTGACCACAGAAGCTTCACATCGAAGTCAGAGTTCCAGCAGACAACGTGCTTATTCTCAAGAACGAAGGCTACCATCTTTGCCACCTGGCTGAAGATTGGCTGATATTGAACTTGCTCGTTAGTGATCTTGTGGATCCCAATCACCTCATCACTCATCGGCTTGTTCGGCTTGATGAGCATCGAGAATAGAGGGCGACCTTTGACGTCCGTGATTGCCAGTTGACAAATTTCGGTATCCGGGTCTTTGCTCGGAAGACCGGTGGTCTCCGTGTCAATGATTACGGTGGAGGCATCGGAAAGGCGTTCTTTGGCCCACTGCGTCGCAGCGTCTTTGTAGCCAGCCAGTTCCTCAGTAGTCGGTTTCATCGTCAATGTCGTTGTAGTAATCTTGAGAGATTCGCTCTCTCCATTCAATAATCTTGCTGAAGGCTTCGATCAAGTCAGAGGAGAAACCGCTGACGTGCTCAATACCATCGGGGCCATCGTAGAGTTCGAATCGAAAAAACTCCTTGCCTTCATTCGTGAAGTGATCGGTTATTTCAATTTTCATAGCTCACGGGTTTGATCCCATAGTCAGTGGATCCGAATAGGTCTCGATCAATCGACTTTCCTCCAAGGCGAGTGTAGCAGTATATTTCTCCAAGGAATTTGACGCGCTCGTTTTGTTCTGGAACACGGCCAATCTTCTTAAACTGACGACGAAGGAACCACAAATGGTTGACCAGAATGGATTCACCGATGGGAAGTGGTGTGACGATCAAGTTAACGAGCAAGATTGTGTCAAGATCTCGACGTTTTTCATGGCGTCGAAACTCTTTGACTCGACCGGAGCATTCAACCTGCGTGCCTTCCAACAGCCTTAAATCGTCGCGTTGACGAATAATGGTGTTCACATCGACCGGTACCACTCACTCAGTCACTATAGCGAGAGCAAAGGTGGGTAAAGTTATCGAGGGAAACTGCGGGATATTCCGCGAAATATGCTATGACTCTCGGACAAACAACATTTGAACTGAATAAAGGCCAGTATACTGAAAAACTGGGCCGAATCATCGGCAACCATCGAGCAAACAGCCGCCTCTGCGGCGAACCCGCTGAGTTCATTCTTCGAAGCTGCCGTTTGACCGAGCAGTGGGGGAAACTTGGGGGCGATCCTGAAACTTTGGTTTACCTTCGCAACGTTGAGATTGCAGGAGGGCGTAAAGTAAAGATGCTTTCGCTTGAAAGGAGTGGGACACGCCAACCAATCTCGAAGAGTAAGTTGGTCGAGGCGCTGTATCCCACGAAGAAGATTGCTACAGCAGCAACTGCAGAGGAAAAGCATTACAATGCCGTCAAATCTGCGATGCGTGGCGCTGTCAAGGATCAACTAAAAAGTTTTCGAGATTCAGTGGAGCTCCCGTGTGTTTGCTACCTGACGGGGAAGCAGATACGTCGAGGAATGCGAACGGATATCGACCATGTTGGTCTTTCTTTCAGCGAGATTGCCGATGTTTTTCTGACGGAGAACAAGCTAAGGTACACAGACATCGCTCTGGTCGGTCCTCCAACAGCGAAGCGATTTCGCTTGGAATCTCTGTGGGAATCCTGGAAGAGGTTCCATAGTGAAAAGGCGAGGTACGCAGTCGTCCTCGCCAGTGCTAACCGAAGTAAGGGTTGCGGTGAATATGAAACGCCGAAAGAGTTATATGGGTCGTTTCAGTCAGAGTCGAAGGAAGAGCTTAGCTTGGATTTCTAAGTAAGTTCACCCCTTATTTTGTTAGGGCTTAGGGTACTTAGCCTTCACATTGAGGCACTGTTGAATGTAAGAATCGATCTGCTCTTGATCCCCCTTTACAACTCCATCTAGGTAGTCCCGGAAGTCTGGATATGCAGCTGCTCTCAGTCTCTGGTACTCAGTCTCTGCCTCGGCCTTTTCGAGTTGTTTTACGGCTTCTTTCACTTGGTTTTCCGTGAATTTCGCCCCTTCGGTCCATTCAATTCCCTCGTATGTGTTTCCAACAATACGAGAGAAGTCGGACTCGCTTCCCCCCAGGAAAAGGATCGCGTCTAAGATAGAAACAGACATTTTAACTAGCCTTTGTTAATGGTTGATCAGGGGTAGTAGATTTCGTAAAGAGTAATTGTAGACTCAGCGTCAGCTTGGGTGGATCGATCGATGGCTCCCGAATTAGTGTAGAAACCTGAGTTCCCCCATCCTTGAGTCAGGTAGGTTACGGCAGAGGTTGTTCCCGGTGAATCCAGGTACTGGAAAGAAGCAATCGTTGCCACAGAAACATTTACAGCATCCGCGTTAATAAGGAAACTAGCAGGATCTGAGCTTACCGGTGCTGTTCCAACGAGGCTCGGGTCATAAATTGTGACTCCATCTCGACGGAGTCTAATGGTGCCCTTAGTTTGGTTCTTTAAGAAGACGGGTTGATTAACCACAACCAAAATCTTGCTATTTGAAGAAGTTGGGGTTATACTCGCGGTTAATCCTGTTGGAGCCCATACAGTAGTATGGGCAACCAGTGTTGAGACGGTTGCTGTAACCGTTTGGGCTATAGTGCCGCTGCTGGAGCCACCTCCCGATGAAATGCTGGTGATTCTGCCGTCAGACGTTACCGTGACACTTGGGTTGACGTAGCTTCCCGCAACGATTCCAGTGTTATTCAGTAACTGAACTTTGTCAAGTGCCATCCTAGCCTCTAACAGTGTAAGCTTTTAAGCTATTTTACCCGGTTCGATCTCTTTCACTTCAATAACCTCCACGAGAGAAGGGACCTGAGCCAAAAGAGCATTCGTAATATCAGACCGATTGATTGTCTCGTTACGGAAACTTTCCACAGCAGCTGCGGTGCAACGTTGTTGCTGTGAGTTTTCAATCAAAAGAACGGGCAAAAGGTTCATGGCGCATTGCCACTCATCAACTTCTTGCCCCGTATTTGGGTTCATTCCGCGAACTTGAAAGAACCAGGCGCATTTGTTTTCGATGCAATCCTTCTTCAAAAGCGGGCAGTGGTTTCCTTTTTTCATGATTATCAAGCAGGTGGGTTAGTCCAAGTCAGATATTCAGTGCTTTGGGTGTATAAGTCAAGTTCTTCGAGGCTAGTCGCCCCTTGAACAGCTAGCCTTTTTTCCAAAGCCTCGTCGCGAATTGTTTGTCTCCAGTCGGACCAGCCTGCTGGGATAGGAGTCCCGGTTTCATTTTGACGAACAACCATCCAGTCCGAAGGTTGCAGAATTCCGTATGCTGTTTGATCTACAGAATTGCAAACATAGGCTTGAGCTTCAGAAAGATCTAAATCAATCGGGAAAGCAGACCAAACAAACCCAGTTCCGCTCCAGTAAAGAACGCAGTTAGAAGTTGGTTGGGCTGGTGGTTGTTGATCAGTTGTGTCTGGCGGTTGCGGCCAACCTTTATCATAAACGAGAACTGGTTTCCCTAAACGTGGTTGAACTGTGATGTAGTACGTTTTAGGGTTATTGAAGCAATAAATGATCTCTTCTGCCTCATCAACTTGGGCCTGCCAAGGTTCGATGCTGTAAATGGGCTCAAGTGGAGGGATAACTCCAGTAAGAGGGTCTGGAATTCTTTCCAGATGCCCTTCACCAAGAACTTGGTCAAATTGAATCGCGTGGATTGTCGGGTCAACGGAGTCCATATTAACCCCAACGGTTCCTTGGCCGTCGATTACCACGGAGTGGTCTTCGGGAATAATGCTGATCATTTTGCGAAAGTAACGTAGTGTCTATATTTTAGGATAGTTTCTGTGCTGTATATCAGCTCTTAACACAAACGACGACATCAATGTATTGCACATCAAAGTTCATTCCATTCATCGAGTAGGTAGGGTCAGTGAGCGAGTGTGTGTGACTAGTACTCCCGCCGGCTGTTCCAGTGGTTGAGGCGAGTCCACGACATTCATTATCGTTGGATCCGTCTTGAGAAGTATCAAAGACTTCGACCGCAGTGTAAGAGTGACTGTGGGAGGCGAGCTGACTCGTGGTTAAAGTGTGCGAGGCAACTGAGCCAGAAGAAGTCTTAGTAATACTTGCACTCCTGCTGGTGGAAAAGGTCGAAGTGAAAGTTTGCGAACCGCCTGAGTCGCCACCACCACTACTTACGATTCGAACAGCATAATTGTTGTAAGTCGTGTCAATCGTCCACCCTGCAGGGGCAGAAGGTTGATGGAAGAGAAGCCGGGTTCCCGCAGGAAACTCGCTTCCTCCTCCTCCCCCGGTGCCATTCGACGCGGCTGTTACCCGACCGTACTGATCGACTGTGATGTTCGAGTTCGTGTAAGAACCCGCCGGTGAAGGCGAAAGAACGGGAAGAGTACCGGCCGACGCAGCTGTCAGCCTCCCGTCCGCGTCAACCGTGATTTGCGGAAGGACGTAAGACCCTGCGGTTACGCCCGTTGGGTTTAAGCGTCGAACATTGCTAAGTGCCATCGTTGTCCCTTAAGGAATGGTGTCCAGTTGATTAAGGTATTATTGTTATTGATCAACTGCTGAATTTTACCCTTGAGGTTTTAGGGCTTCAACCTCTGCCCGAAGAGACTTTAACTCCTCATTCATTTCTTGAATGATCTTAAACAAGACCGGGATCATCATCGATTCCCGCAGTTTCAAGTTTTCAGGGTCGCTGTCGTCAACTAAGATAGCAGGCTCTCCCTCGGCTTCTAGGACTTGCTGAGCAAGGAAACCGTAACGAGGCTGCTCGTCGGTGACTTCACCGGACTCGCGGTCTTTCCAGTTGTATTGAACGGGGTTTAGTTTATCAAGCAGTTCACGACCGTGAGAAATAGCGGTGACGCAAGTTTTGTCGCGCTCGTCGGAAGTTACGGTCCAGTTTACCTTGATGTAAGCATTGGTGTGGCTGTTGTTACCGATAACTATTTGATTGGATTGGGTTGATAGGCCAAGAACAGAATCAGTACCTGCACAATAACCAATCGCAATATTGTTAGATCCTGTTGTTGAAGCACATGCCGCGCAGTTGCCGAAGAAACTGTTGTAGTTTCCGCTAACATTCGACTTGCCTGAGCCAGTACCAAAGAAGCTGTTTTCGCTCCCCGTATTATATCTACCTGCCCATACACCAAAGAAGTTGTTGCGCGTTCCAGAGCTGCTTACCGTCCCAGACCAATTGTTGGCTTCGTAGCCTACGTAGGTGTTACAGTCACCATTAACCTTCCAACCGCCCGCACAGGTCCCGACATAGGTGTTAAACTTGCCTGTAGTGTTCCCGCATCCGGCTGCACCTCCAAGGAAGGTGTTGCAATAACCTGTGCTGTTACAACACCCGGCTGAAGCTCCTAGGAAAGCGTTAAAACTACCTGTAGTTTGGCATAAACCCGCCGAAGACCCAACAAAAGTATTGCTAGCCCCCGAGGTATTACCAAAACCTGCCCGATCCCCAATAAATACATTTAAGTTGGGAACTGTAGTATTGTAACCGGAGCAATTTCCGATAAATACACTGTTTTCCGCCGACCCTGAGTAATAGCCTACCTTTAACCCAAGGAAAACGTTCCACCAACCGTTGTTAGATCTTCCAGCACGGTCACCAATGTAAACATTGTATGAACCACCGCTGTATCGTCCTGCGGCATAACCTCCGAAGAAATTACCTTGACTGTAGGCGGATTTTTGCCCCGCAAGAGCGCCAATAGAAGTGTTTCTAAACACATCCCCAGATGAATTACCGGCGCAGTATGCGCATAAGTGGCCTTGACCCGCATAATAACCGACAGCAGTGTTTAAACAAGCTGTATCATTTAGGTAAACCCCAGCATAACTACCAACCGAGGTGTTGCCGGACCCGGTCAGGAAATGGGGGGTGTTATAATTGTAAATGGGCCATATACCACCCCCAGAGCCAACACCTAAAGAAACGTTGTATGAACCGGTGGATATGCGAGCACCTGCGTATGCCCCGAGTGTCGTATTATACGAGCCAGTTGTTGAACACTCCGCGGAATAAACCCCTACAAAAGTGTTTGCGACGCTTGTGGTTGCGCCTACCCCCGCAAAACCCCCAAGGAAGGTGTTTGGAGGGCCTTCCATTCCCCCACCATACACGTAGCTATTCCCGGAATATGCGCCAACGAATGTCTGGTAGAACGTGTTGCCTGCGTACATACCTGACATTGTGCCAATGTATGTGTTTGAGAATGAAGAAAACCCGCCCGCATATTGGCCCGCATATGCACCGATGTAAAGGTTGTAGAAGCCGCCGAATGCTTTTTGTCCAGCGGACGATCCGATGAAAATGTGGTTAAACTCGTTGTCTACTCCTGTGAACTGACCTGCATAAGCCCCTATAAGGATGTTTTGAGACTGATACCCATAAGTCTGACTTCCAGCATAATTACCGATAGCCAGTGTAGCCCAAGACTCATTGTTGGTCCCCTCCGACATCATGGTTATGGTTGCGTCATCCACGCCGGATACACCGCCGATTTGATTCCCAGGTATTACAATAGTCTCTCCGTCGGTTATCGCCCCAGACGCGGAGCGTACCAGAGCACCATAAACCGGTTGACCGTTTGCATTGGACAATCTTCCGCCAATGTCACGATAAATCCATCCTTCAGCTAATGCACCGCCGGAAGTATACGTTTGAAAACGGTATTCAAAGTCCCCCGCAGAGGGTAACACAGTAGCTGAAACAACTATGTCTAGATATGCTAGCCGGGGTCCGGGAGCCCCCGCTCCCGAATAGGCTCCTATGTAAGTGTCAGCACCGCCATTTAATTCATACTGTCCAGACGCTTTTCCGATAAAGTTGCTGTTGTAGCAGTACCCGCCAACCGGAGGTCCTGCATAATTACCGATGATAAGAGTGTTTGTAACCCCTGAGCTCTTTCCAAAGGGCAGCTCATTTACATAGAAATCTTGCGCATGCAAATCCTCTGCTCTCGTTACTCCGTTTAAAGTTGAGGTTGCTGTTGCCTGGTAAAAAGTCGAAAAACCAAAATTGGGTGGAGCAACGCTTGTAGCAAGAGATCCTGGCACCACCGTGAAGGCATAGGTGGAGTACACCAGAGGTTGAACAACAAATTCCGTGTTTGATGTTGGGCTAAAGGAATAAGAGGTTGTTTCCGTGGCAAACTGTGGACTAAAGAAAGATGAACCGGTGGCAGATAAGTGTGCAACTACCCCAAATCCGTTTCCACCTATGCCTCCTAGAGTAACTTTATCACCCGCTATAGTAATATAATTACTGTATTGGTACTGAGGGTCACCCAAACTTGTGGAACAAGTAAGATCATTTTGCCAAAGAACTACGCCGTCAGTGTCGACACAATAGTACGTAAGTTTAGGGTAATAAAAACCGTAAGGGGTTTTACCGACATAGATGTTATCTAGCGAGTCAATGCAAACTGCATTGCCATATAAATTATATGACTCTTTCTCCCAAACAAGGTTTCCAGAAGAGTCAAATTTTAAGAACGCATAGTCCGTAAACACATACGCATTGTCTTGACTATCAAGAATGAAATTCTTTACGTAACGGTTATCCCTCCAGCCCGTATAGGCAAGTTGATTTGCCCAAAGTGAATTCCCAGAAGAATCGAGTTTAAGGATAAGAGCGAGCTTTTGATAGTTAACGCGAGGCGGTCTAATGTCCCCGGTGCTACCTACTATGTAAATATTTTCGGCGCTATCTAAATGGATAGCAGTCGCAAAATCATCGCCGTCAAAGACGGTGTCATTGGGGCTGGAAATAGTTATGTTCCAGAGAAGGGTTCCAGAAGAATCGAATTTTAAAAGTGGTATATTTGGCTGATCAAATGGCGATAAAACTTGAAGCTGACCAGTCAAGTAAATCTCATCATTGCTGGTTAGTGCGATAGCTGCACAAGAGAAAGATGAGTCGTTATCTCCAATTTCCTTTTGCCACAGAATTGTGCCAGCAGGATCCAGCTTCACCAGGGTAACCCTGTATGGATTTGGAGCCATAGCCACAGTAGCGTAAATTGAACCGTCGCTTCCAATTTCAACCGCATTAAAGTAACATTCGTTATTTGGGAGGTCATGAGTTAAGTATTTAACCCAAATGGGAGCACCCGCTGGGTCAAGTTTAGCTAAAATAGCAACCGGGACATCTGTGGCTCCGCCACCTGCGTAAGTATTCCCCGTTGAATCGCCTCTTACAACCGAGAAAAAAGTATATAATTGGGTCGTGCTGTAGGGGAAGTCATCGACTCCTGCTGTTGTTACCCAATATTCTGAATCCTGCGGAGCTTCGGCGACAAAGAAGCGAGTCTCTGGAGTGGTGGTGCCAATTCCAACTTTATAGTTAAGGTTAGACGGAGAAATTGCGGATCCGTTCAGACTCCAGTATCCTCCACCTCCCCCCGAGGCGTTGATAGTCACTGCTCCTGTGCCACCTACAGGATCAATAGTAACGTTTGTTCCCGCAATAATTTGCGTAACGCCAACTTCTCCAGGAGGACCAGGAGGACCAGCTGGTCCAGGTCCACCCGTTGGACCCGTTGGACCGATTCCACCCGTTGGACCCGTTGGACCGATTCCACCCGTTGGACCAGTCGGGCCAGCTCCACCTGTTGGGCCAGGAGGGCCAGGAGGGCCGACTTGAGTAGTAACATTAACCGTGCCATCGGGGGAAATTGTTACGCCACTACCGGCTTTAATGGCTCCAACCCTCCCACCTTGGGGAGCGTTCATTAACTGTGCAATGTTTTGGCTCATTTTTCTCAGAGGGTCGGGTTTTCGAGGGTCTGAATTCTGGCCTCCAGAGTTTCAACCTTTTGGCAAAGTTCTTGGATGGCTTTCACAAGTATAGGGGTCATCATTGACTCCCGTAGTTTCAAGTTTTCGGGGTCGTTGTTGTCGACCAAGATTGCGGGGTCGCCTTCAGCAGCGAGGATTTCCTGAGCAAGGAAGCCATACCGAGGCGTCTCATCTGTGACCTTGCCCGTCTCTCGGTCTTTCCAGTTGAATTGAACCGGGGTGATTTCATTAACAAAGTCAAGACCATGTCGAACTGCGGACACACAGGTTTTATCCCGTTCGTCGGAGGTTACCGTCCAACCAACTTTAATGTAAGCGTTCGTATGGTCGTCGTTGCCAACAATGATTCGGTTGGACTCTGTTGTTAAGAAGAAAACTCCGGAAACCCCTGCCTTGTTTCCGAGTGCTATGTTGTTTGAACCTGTGGAAGTCCAGGCACCTGCGTCACAACCAAGGTAGGTATTGCAAGAGCCGGAAGTTGTAAAAATTCCTGCTGTGCGCCCAATGTAAACGTTGTAAGAAGCAGTTGACCCGCCGCTTCCACCACCGGCTTGTTTCCCAAGGTAAACATTATAGCTGCCCGTGGTGTTGAATGATCCTGCGGAATTTCCTTGATATATGTTGTAGCAACCAGTTGTAGTCCCTCCCGAAAATTTACCAATCTGAATATTTTCTATCCCCGTTGTTAGATCAGAACCGGCGAACAATCCGATACCAATATTGAGGCACCCTCCAGTACTGGAGTAGCCGGAACCACCACCTATGAATATATTTTGACAGCCAGCTTGGTTGTAGCGACCTGAGTTTTTTCCAATAAAAACGTTTTCGGTTCCGGTGACGTTGTTGGTACCTGCGCTGTAACCTAAGAAAACGTTAGCACTGCCTGTAGTAGTTCCTAGACCTGCGTAACCACCCAGCATTACATTTCCGTAACCGTCCGTCAAGGAACAACCTACATAAGAACCAACGCCAATGTTACCGCTGGCATAGGCGCCCAACGAGTTAAAGCCCGAATAACGTCCGGCGAAGAAATTGCTGTAGCCACCGCCACCGTAACCAGATTTGTAACCTAAGTAAATGTTATTTACACCCGTTAACCAGGACGGTAAAGGTCCAGAATGATAGCCACTGCAGAAGCCTGCGTAGGAACCGATTGCAATCGTATCCGAATCGTCAATGCCCCATGCACCGGCCCTGAAACCACCGTAAAAATTCCGTGTCCCATTCTGGGAGGCCTGACCTGCATAGGCACCCAGGAAAGTGTTATTACTCTGAACACTATTGTTGGTGCAGAAAATTACACCCCCCGTAATTGGCAAGTTGTCAACACCGTCAACGCCCCCTATCAAACTGCCGGGCACGCAGGCGAAAGAATTTGAGTTTTGGTAAAAACCAGGATCAATAACAGTTAACTCACATATGGCTCCGCTTCCGTCTCGAACGATTTTAACAAACGCCCCATCACCTTCCCGGTTGTTGTTGTAAGGCCAAGTTGGGTCTAGGAAACAATTTGCCGGTAAGCAGTAAGAATTATATGCTTCCGAGGGAATGGCGGTTCCTCCGGACCACCCTAAACTTCCGAGGCCACCGAAGACACCTTCTCCTGCCTTGTAACCTAGGGAAGTGTTTCCGGATGAGTTACATGCAAGGAAGGCATTTGTTTTGCTCCCGAACGCTGTGTTTCGACTTCCTGTGGTAGACCATGCGGTTCCGCCTACGGTTCCTCCGGAACATGAACCAAAGAAGGAGTTAAATGACCCTGTCGTGTTTGAGCCTCCGGCCATCAAGCCAAAGAAACTGTTGTAAATCCCCGTGGTAGAAACGTCTCCGGAATAAGCACCGAAGAAGGAGTTTCCATAGCTGACTGTAAGACTCTCTCCAGCGAATGCCCCAAACAGTTGGTTGCCCACACCTACCCAGCCATTCGGGTTAACTAGGTTCATTCCTGCATACGCACCAACTATAGTCTGATAAAAACTATTGCCGGCGTACATTCCGGCATATGTTCCTATAAATATATTAGAGAAGGAGTCGTTACCCCCTGCGCATTGGCCTGCATACGCACCGATATAGGTATTATAGAAACCGCCAAGAGCGTAGCGCCCGGCAGAGCTTCCTACGAAAATATGGTTAAACTCTCCCGCTATTCCTACCGTCAACCCGGCATATGCACCAACAAATGTATTATTAAACGAACCACCACCGGTATTTTCGCCTGCTGCGCAATAACCGAGTGCTAGATTGCCGAAGTTTCCTTCGGGTGTACCTGAGTAAAGCTCAAGAACCGCATCATCTACAGGACTCGCACCTCCTATTTGGTCTCCGGGGATGGTAAGCAATTCGCCGTCGATGATTGGCCCAAGAGCTGTTAAAAGTGACCACTGACCCGGAGAATATATATTACCGTAACCATCTCTTACAATCGTTCCTTTTACGGTGGTTCCGTTAGATGCACTAACTAGAACCGGAAAGTAAGACCAACCCGATGGCGAGGGGATAAGAGTTCCGCTGATTACGAAAAAACCGAGTAATGCGGGCAAATCTGAGCCTTTGCCGGCGTAAGCCCCAAGATAGTTGTTGCAATAACCTTGCTCATTTTTTCCAGCAGAGGATCCTATGAAATTGTTGTTATAACTATCAAGGTTATACTGACCTGCTTTATGCCCAATGAAATTGCTGTAGTTTCCGCTTATCGTGCATTGACCGACTGAACAACCCAAGAAGTTATTGTAATAGCCACCTGTTAGGCTATAGCCCGCGTTTCCCCCAATAAATATGTTATCGTCAACGTAATTGCTAGGAACGGTGCCTGCGCAAAAACCAGCGTTATTTCCGACAAAAAAGTTGTTGTAGTTAAAAGCACCAGTCAGATTGGCCCCTGCATTGAGACCTACCAGGAAGTTGCCGCAAGCACCAGAAAAAACAGGAGCAGTGTTGCAAGACCAGATGTTATTATCAACGTTAGCAAGGAATACACCACCACCTCCGCCGGAGGAGTTGATCGTAACAGCTCCAGTTCCCCCTACGGGGTCAACGGTGACGTTCGTTCCAGCGATGATTTGTGTGACACCGCCCGCACCAGCAGGACCCGGAGGGCCAGCCGGTCCGGTTGGACCCGTTGGACCCG